GTGGAAGAAGCCACTAAAGGCTCTACGGGGCAGGATCAAGATAGGATAATAGGCCGTATCAATAAAGAAGCAGCTGAAGCTAGAGGAAAACTAGACAAACTTGCAGATCGCATGTCCACGGTTAAAAAGTTAGCTGAAGATCGAGACAAAGCTGATAATGTTTATGAAAAGTATGGCGATGGTGCTAACGAAGCAGCGCGCGCCTTGTCTAAATTACATGAGCAGCAAAAACTTATTCAAGCCAACGCTAGCGGCAAAAATCCCACAGAAATCTTTAATGCTATGGCTGGCGTTCAGCAGGAATACAACAAGAAGATTAAAGAAATTAATAAGGGAACTAAACCAAAGGTAGACCATACCGGAGGTGCGGCTTCTTCGTATCTTGACGGTGCTGCGAAAGATACTATAAAGTATAATAAAGCACAGGAAGCTCTTGAGAAACAACTCAAGAAGGGTCAAATAACACAGGCTGAGTATAACAAAGGCCTTGCTGAACTTAGGGATCAGTACGGCGGCGTTCTTCCGGGTTCTTCCGCCTTCACTTCTGATTTTGAGAAACTAAGAAACGAATTGATGCCGTCAACAACGGCACTTGATGAGTTTACTCAGAAGAAGCAACTCCTTGATCAAGAATTTGCCAACACTGGTAATCTTCAGGAATACACTGAGCTATTGACTCGCCTGAAGAAGCAATATTCTGAAGCTGCTTCAGGTGGTAGTTCTCCATGGATTTCGGGTATCAATAAAGGCTTGACCGATCTAACTAAAACATCTGAGGATTTCACTACGGATGTTGCTGGCGCTGTTTCCAATGCTTTCAACGGTCTTGAGGATGCTTTGACGAGTTGGGTAACAACAGGTAAAATGGATTTCAAATCTTTGGCTCAGAGTATCTTAGGTGATATTGCTAGAATCGTTATTCGTTACACAGTGATTCAGCCGATCATCAAAGCATTGTCTGGTGCTTTTGGTGGTATGTTCGGCGGCGGTTCAAGTTCATTAGGTGGATTTGATCTTGGCGGCGGCATGTCGGCTATTTCAACTCCAATGACTTTTGCCAATGGTGGAGCATTTAATTCAGGAAAACTCATTGCTTTTGCTAACGGGGGCTTGACAAATGGTTCAAACAATGGTATAGTAAATTCTCCTACCACATTTGGAATGTCAGGAAATAGAACTGGCTTAATGGGTGAGGCTGGACCTGAAGCGATTATGCCTCTTAAAAGAGCAGCTGATGGTTCATTAGGCGTCCAAGCCAGCGGTGCGGTTCAAGCTTCGTCTTCAGCTGTTTTTGTTCAGCCCAAAATTAATTTGAATGTTATAAATAACGGAACTAATGCTAACGCCTCAACTTCAACGAAACAAAATTCAGATGGTTCGTTGGATGTTAATGTTCTACTTGAACAAATTAAAGACGGTGTGGCCAAAGATATTTCCAAGGGTGGTACTAGCCTTAATAAAGCTATTGAAGGCCGTTACGGTTCTTCACCAGCCGCTGGCAATAAGAGAAGATAATAAAAATAATGGATCAGTGGCCTACTAATCTTAACTATACATTAGATCGCGGCTCTTTCTCGATTGAAGAGAAAGAACCGGCACGCACTGATTTTGATGATGGTCCGCAGTTGGTGAGAGTGAGATTTAATAATCCTCTTCTCACTTACAGCGGCACCTTAACCATGACAAATGACGAGTTCATGGTTTTTAGAAGTTTTTATTTCGGTACACTTAATCAAGGCAGTAGATGGTTTGAACTTCCTGTTTGGGAAGGAAACAGTTACACCGTCAGAAAAGCAAGATTTGCTGAAAAATACTCGGTTAAAGACGAGGGCTGGAACCAATACACAGTCACCATTAAATTAGATGTTAGAAATTATTTTTATTACAATACATTTTCTACTTATTTTATCAGCATCTATGGCGCAGATTTCGCGATAGAATTGGCTGACAAACTTCAAATTATAGTAAATCAAACTTACCCGACAATTATGGCAGACTATTTATAAATGGCAACATCTGACGACATTTGGGACCAAGCTATCCAAGAAGCTTATGCTTCCGCGCCTTCCGGCGAAATAATTCTGTATACGCTGGAACTTCGCCACCCATCTTTTGTGGATAGCAATGGAGACTTAACTCCTATTAGGTTGGTTAGGGATAATGGAGAGCTTCTTGAAGAAGGCGATCCTGATATTTTTGGGTATGATTTCACGCTTGAAGATGACGCCCCGGTAAATGCGGGAGAAGTGGTTCGCTACGTCTCCTGTATGTTTGATTTTGAACTTCCGGCGCAGCAAGAAGGAAGTCTGCCAACCATCGAAATCGTTATCGATAACGTAACTAAAGAAGTTGGAAAATATTTAGATTCAGTTGTTGAACTGGACACTAGCATTGAGGTTACTTATAGAGAATATCTGTTAAGCGATTTAGAAGTACCTCAGTTTATTTTGAACGGCATGTCGATTCAATCAATAGATACCACAGTAACTCGTGTAACCGCTACGGCCAGTTTTGCCGATCTGGTTAACAGAAACTTTCCGGGAAAGTTATACAGACCTGAAGAGTTTAGAGGTTTGATTTAATATGACAGATGATGAAAAATTAATAGAAATTGTTTACTCTGTACTAGGTGTTAAATATGAATCTGGCTCTATGGGGCCAGATACTTTCGACTGTTGGGGTTTGGTCCGCCATGTTCAAAAAGAAGCGTTTGGTAGGGAATTACAAATTATTGAACCGCCATCTGATAATGCCAGAGATTTAGTTAAATTTATCAGAAACCATTCCGAACATTTAAATTGGGAAAAAGTAGATGCTCCGGTTCATGGTGGTGTGGTCGAACTATCCAATTCCAATAACCCACATCATATCGGGGTTTATCTAGATATCGACGGTGGAGGGATTTTACATTGCTCATTTGCCGGGGTTACTTTTGACCCTCTAATTGTTTTAAAAGCTTCTGGCTGGCGTCGTTTTAATTTTTATAAGTATAAACATGATTGAATATAATTCACCTTTTGCTAATTTAAAAATTGATAACTATGTTTGCAGTGATACGTATTACGATATCGCTGACAAACTAGGTGCGCCTTATAAAAGAGAACCGGTAATTTGTGTACGCAACGGCGTACCGGTCCTTAGAAAGGATTGGGGGAATGTAGTCGGGATGAAGGAAGACGAGATTAAATTCGTTGTAATCCCTCGTGGCGAAACATTTAAAGATATTCTTAAAACCGTTGCTATCATTGCGCTTGGTATTGTCGCTGGTCCTATCGCTGGGCTTTTCGCGGCCTCTGGTACATTTGCGTTTGCACTCATTTCTGCCGCAATCGTTCTTGGCGGCACGTTTCTAATCAATGCATTCCTAGGCTCTTCAGTAAAAACCCCTAAGCAAGAATCGGCTCAAGCCGCTAGCCCTACTTATGATATTGGGGCTCAGGGTAATAGCGCCAGACTCTTAAATCCTATCCCAAGACTTTATGGGACGCATATTCTATATCCAGACTTTGCGTCACAGCCATTTCAAAGCTTTGAAAATAACGATCAATATCTATACCAATTGTTTTGCCTCGGTGTTGGTTATTATGATCTAATGAAAATTAACATTGGCGAAACAGAATTGTGGGATACCACTTCTGGCTACAGCGGCTCGTTTTCCAATGTTCAGATAGAAGTCATTCCTCCCGGTGGAACTATTACACTATTTCCATCCAACGTCAACACGTCGGCTGAAGTAAGCGGCCAAGAACTAATTGACACTTCTGTTTGGACCGGCCCATTTGTGGCTAACCCTAACAATCAAGCCACGGATCACCTCCAAGTTGACCTTGTCCTACCTCGCGGGCTTTACTACGCCAACGATGCTGGTGGTTTGAGCAATGCTTCTGTGAGCTACACAGTTCAAGTTAGACAGATTGATAATCTAGGCGATCCTATCGGAAGCTACATCACCGTACTTAACGAGACGTTTACGCTTGCCGATTCTACACAGCGTCGTTACACACGTAATATCTATGTAAGTCTCGGAAGATACGAAGTTAGAGTTAGAAGAACTAGCACGAAACAAACAGATTCTCGTTACGGTAATGATATTGTTTGGCAAAGTCTGAGAGCCTTCATCCCCGACGATAACATCTATCCAGATGTTACACTGTTAGCGGTAAAGATCAGGGCTTCTAATCAGTTAAGTAGTCAGAGTTCGACTCAAATCAATACCATCCAAAGGGGGAGAATTCCTTATTGGGATAATGGGGCTTGGCAACCACCAGCTGATACTAGCAATCCGGCATGGATCGCGGCTGACATATTAAGAAACACTGTTTACGGCGCTGGCCTGCCAGATAGTCGAATCGACATTGCCAAACTTAGTGAACTGGCTCAGATTTATGACTCCAGAAATGATGGTTTCAACGGCGTCTTTGACACGGCCAGAACTTTGTGGGATGCACTAAATTCAGTTCTAGCCGTTGTTAGAACGCAGCCAATTCTTGTCGCTGGCATGGTGACATTTGTCAGGGATCAACAACGCTCTCTAGCCAGAACTGTTATTACGCCTCAGTCCATTTTGAAGAACACTTTTAAAACTACGCACATTGCTAAAGGAGAAGATAGCGCTGACGATGTTATTGTAGAATTTAAAGATTCGACTACTTGGGAAGATTCTGAAATTCAATGTACTCTGCCGGGATCGACTTCGACAAAACCTGCAAGAATTCAACTTTTCGGAATCACAGATAGGTCTCAGGCTTGGCGCGAAGGAATGTATCACGCCGCGTCTAATTCTTATCGCAGAATTATGGCTTCTGTTTCGACCGAAGCTGATGGACGTTTGCTGCTCAAAGGCGATCCAGTTATTGTTAGCCATGACGTTCCGGGTTGGTCTCAGAACGGGTTGGTCGTGGATTATTTACCATCTGATAGAATTCTTGTTTTTGATAGAAACGTCACATTGAGTCAATCTGAAACAAATTATATTTCATTGAGACGCCGTGATGGTAAAGAATTTGGCCCGATAGAGGTTACATATACTGGTTTCACGAATGAGGTTCAATTAGAAAGTGGCTCGCTAGATGCTTTGGAAATTTCTCAAGACATTACAATTGAGGAAGTTCTATCTTATGACGGCGAAGCCAAAGACACGGCTTTTGTCCTAGGTTCTACCACGGAGTACAAAAAGAGATTTATAGTTGTCGGCTCAACAATGAGAGGCATCGATAAAGTCGATCTAACTCTGGCAATTGATGATCCTAGAGTATATAGCGCCGATACCGGTACTCCTCCTCCGGGTGTTACATATTATGGCCCCGGCGTTGTGCCTGCCGGTCCTGAAGTAACGAGCATTCATATATCTCAAGACCCATTGAGCGGCAGTGATCCAGTAGATATTAATGCTATCTGGTCCGGTGCTATTGGGGCGCAGAGTTATATTCTGCAAATTTCTTATGACGGAATTAGCTGGCAAACCGTTTACAATGGTTCCAACCTGAATTTCCAGATCGTCGCAAGTGCTGGTGATTTATATGTAAGGGTTGCGGCTTTTAATACCATCATCGGGCCTTGGAAATATATTGATCCAAATCCCCAAAGCTTTGGTACTCCTTCTCTATCTCCGGGTATAGTAAGTAACTTGGACGCAACAGCTGACGTTAATGCTGGTACACTTCAGGCCACGTTTAACGCCGCGCCACGTGCCACGTCTTACAGAGGTGATGTTTATATTGAAAGCGTTGTAGGTAGCGGGAATTTTGATACTATCAAACTTTCTAAGACTGTATCGTCGCCGTTCTTATCATGGACCTCTTCTGAGATTACCGCTGCTGGCGGACCTTGGTCTAGGGTTCAAGTCAATGTTTATGCTATTAATGATTATGGCGAATCTGCCGCCGTGTCGGATCAAATTCTTGGTCTCACATTGGGTGCAGTTTCTGGATTATCCCTCACCTCGCCATATACCGGCGTAGAAGCTACGATCCAATGGAACACAGTTACGAGCGCCACGCTTTATAGAGTTAAAATTTATAATAATATTGGCACATTGGTAAGGCAAACCACGACAACTTCGAATAACTATTTCTATAGTAATTCACAGTTAATTGCAGATGGCGGGCCTTGGAGAACTTTCTCCGTGAAAGTCAATGCTGAAAACTCAAGCCTAGTCGGGCCGGATACAACATTGAACGTTGCTGATAATGCACCAGCTGCACCTACGACAATCAGTTCAACAAGCCCAAGTGCGGGAAGAATTGATATCACGTGGAGCGCGGTATCTGGATCAGACATTATTAAATATCAAGTATTCATGAGCACGGTAAACGGGTTTACTCCTGCCCCGGCAAACAGAGTATTTGATGCAAACGCCCTAGGTGTTTCAATTACTGGTCTGGCTTCAGGGACGACATATTATTACAGAGTTAGTACAATCGATAGTTATGCCGGTGGTAACGGTTATCTCTATTCAACACAATTTAGTAGGACGGCAACATAATGACAAGATTTTATTACGGCACAGGGAGAAAAATTAGCGCTGCGGATTTCACTGCTCTAGCCAATAAGTACAACATCGCAGAATCGCGCCTCAGAGCCGTAGCAGAGGTAGAAGCACGCGGTAGCGGTTACGACAGCCAGAACCGCCTAATCGCGCTGTACGAGCCTCATATCGCCTACCGCTACACCAAGGGCGCGGTAAGGGATAAACTCGTCAAGGCTGGCATTGCTTATAAGGATTGGGTACGCAATTACCCCAAAACATCCTATGACAGGATCGATCTTTGCGCCTCTATCGCGGGAGACGAGATCGCAGCTATGTCAACTTCGTTTGGCATGGGTCAGTGCATGGGCTTCAATCATGCCATGTTAGGCTTCCCAACCGCGCTATCCATGGTTCAGTGGATGGCTCAGAGCGAAGCTAATCAGCTTGAGGGTATTATTAAATTTGCTCAGGCCAAGGGTATCTTCGAAGCTCTGAAAAGTGGCAAGTGGGAAGTTTTTGCCGCTGGTTATAACGGCAAGCAATATAAAGCTAACAACTATCACGTCAAGCTTCTAAACGCGGATCGCAAGTGGCAGGCCAAACTTAATAGCTCTAAGTTCACGCCTGTTTCGTATAGCAATCCAACTGTCGATATTGGCACGAAGGGCGCTGATGTTGAGGCGGTGCAGAGCGCGCTACAAACCGCTGGATATGATGTGGACTCTGATGGAGATTTTGGTGGTCACACTCAAGAAGTCGTGATGCAATTCCAAGAAGCTAACGGCCTAACCGTTGATGGCGAAGTTGGCCCACTGACGAAACAGAAGTTGGCTGAAGTTGTCGAAGATCAAGGTCAAGATCCAAGTGGCGTTTTAGGTCAACCTCCTGCTATTCAAGCCGGTTTCTTCAGCCGCTTCGGTTATTGGTTCTCATCTATCCCGTTCGCTGGCGGACTCGCTTGGTTTCAGGACTGGCGAATTCTTGTTGCCATCTTCTTGAGCCTTATCGTTCTAGCTGTCCTAGGCATTCTGGCCCAAGATAAAATCATCAAGGCCTACACAAACTATAAAAAAGCGTTTGAGGATAAATAATGTTCAATCAAATTGGTGTATATCTGATCGTTGGTCTCTTGGCATTTGGAGCGCTAAGTTCGCTCTATGCCACGAACCAACATTTAAAAAATGAAGTTCTGCAAGTCAGTATCGAAAGAGATAATGCCAAGGCGGCATTTAAATCCAAAGCATTAGAAGTTGATAATTCTAAAGCGGCGCAGCAATCTCTTGAGAATCTACTGACACAGCAGAACGAAGCAAATAAACAATTAGAAGAAGATTTGGAGAAACTTAGAAATGAACCTGAAAGCGATAATGGGAGTGTGTCTCCTCTCTTGGAGCGTAGCATTAGCGGGTTGCGCGGCGACAACTAAATACGAGCCCCTGATTTATACCGTGGAAATTCCTGCCGCGTTGCGCACCTGTTCCGGCCTTCCCAAGAGGCCTACAGGAATTTACACGCAGCGTGAAGTAGGCGAATTTATTATTAAATTGAATTCGGCTCGCCTTGATTGCAAATTGAAGCTCAAAGAAATTATTGGCCTGATCGATAAGCAGAACGAAAACGCGTTGAAGCTCAAAGAAGAATGGGGTCAGAAATAATGCTGATCACGTCCGAACATGTCACACTAGATATCACGGCGGAAGAGTTTGGGAAACTTGGATCAGATACGGTCCTGAGTATTTTAAAATTTGAGACTGTCAAGACCGTGGATATCCAAAATCTTCTTGATACGTTGAGAAGCGAAGTGGCCAAGGATATTGCTAGAGGGGCTACGGCTTTGAACAAAGCAATTGAGGGCCGATACGGAATAAGTTCTACATACGGATTTCGATAATAAAAAACCCCGCTTCTCAGCGGGGTTTCTTTTTAATCATCAAAAGCACTATCTTCGGTTGCGTCTCGCGTCTTGTACCAAACTTCAAGCTTATCGAAGCCGCCAATCAATTCATCATTAAAGTAAATCTGAGGAACTTGCCTAAAGCCCCGAGCTTTAAAAGCTTGCAATTTTTCTTCCGTGTCGAGAATTTCTTTCCTGTAAGCCGCGCCTTTCAGGTCCAGCAAGGCATAAGCCTTGACACAAAATCCGCAATTATCTTTACTGTACACTGTGAACATTTTTTAAAAATCCCAATCTGAGTCGTCTGTATCTACTGCTTTTCCCATGACGTAATTTGAGCCAGCGCCGGAGAAAAAGTCGTGATTATCGTCTGAAGTCAGTGCAGCAATGACGGAAGGATCGGCTTGAGTCTCACTGAAATCAAACATTTCGTCATAGCCCAAATTCATCAGAGCTTTGTTTGCGTTGTAATTTAGGAATGGAATTACTTCTTCGTACCAGCCTATATCTTTATAAATTTCATAAGCATATGCCGTTTCTACCGCGTAAAGCGAGTTAAGTAGGATTTTAACTTTTTGCTCCAACTCGTCTCGCTCTGCCTGAGAAAGTTTACGCGCCGCTACTTGGAATTTATATCCAATGTAATATCCATGTACCGCTTCGTCTGCAATGATTAATTTAATAATATCAGCAGTATTAGTGAGTTTCTTTCTTGCCGATAATTTAAGCGGCAAGTAGAATCCGGAATAAAACATAAAACTTTCTAGAAATACTGAAGCTGCTTTCTTCATAAGAGGATCAGTACCGCTATAATACTTATTTACTATTTCAAATTTCTGTTGAAGGTGCTTATTATTCTTCGCCCATTCGAACGTTTTTGCGATTTCAGAGGAGCTACACAGTGTAGCGAACACTGAAGAATAAGATCGGGCATGAATTGCTTCCATCGCACCAATGAAAGCTAGATTAGCTTCTTCGTGCTGCGTCACAGCATCTACCATGAGAGAAGGCGCACCGGCTGAGCTTTGTAAGTGGTCAAGATAGGTGAGACCGGTAAAGACTTTCACCGTTGTCTCTTGTTCTATTTCACTCATCGTGGTCCACGATGGAATATCATTGGATATCGCGATTTTTTCGGGGAGCCAAAAGCTAGAAGTCATTCTGTTCCAGACTTCCAAATCCGTGTTATCTTCTAATTGATTCCAATTAATAGCGCCAGAGAAATTCATAGTACACAGCTTTCGCAAGAGTCTTCAGTTACTTCGATTGTTTTTGCTTCTAAAGCCTTTTTGCGAATCCTGATATAATAAATTGTCTTGATACCTTTCTTCCACGCATAGATTTGCGCCTTGTTGATATCTTTAGTCGTCGCTGTGTCAGGGAAGAACAATGTCAGCGACAAGCCTTGATCCACATGCTGAGTAGCGGCGGCATAGATATCAATAATCTTTTCTGGACCGATTTCGTAAGCATCTGCAAAATATTCCGCATTGTCGTTTGTGAGATGAGGCGCGGGATAGTAGACGCGTCCAATTTTACCTTCCTTACGAGCTTCGATCTTTTCAACAATAGGATGAATTGAAGACGTGGCGTTATTGATGTACGAGATCGAGCCTGTAGGCGGAACGGCCTGAAGATTTTGATTATACAATCCATCAATAAGGATGGCTTGAGCCAGATCGACCCAATCACCCTGTGTCGGGATAAACTTGCCGCCGAAAAGTTCTTTGACGCGTTCTGTCGCAGGTTCCCATTTTTGATTAATGTATTTATCAAAGAATGAACCATCGGCATAAGCACTCTTTTCGAAGCCGTCGAATGATTTACCACGAAGTTTCGCCAGTTCATTAGACGCACGCAGCGCGTGATATAAAACTGTATAAAAGTAAATATTCGTAAAGTCAACAGATTCTTCTGAACCGTAATGAATCTTTTCACTCGCGAGATAGCCATGAAGATTCATTTGCCCCAAGCCGATGGCGTGGCTCTTAGCATTCCCTTCGCGTATCGAAGGCACGCTGTCTAGGGATGACATTTCCGATACAGTGTTTAAGGCAAGGATAGAAGTTCTAACGAGCCTACCAAGATCATCTGACTTCATCGCGTTGTAAATGTTAAGCGAGCCAAGGTTACACGAAATGTCTTTACCAATAACCTTATATCCGAGATCGTCTTCGTAAACAGAAGGAGTGTTTACCTGTAGGATTTCTGAGCAAAGATTAGACATGTTGATAACGCCGTCAATCGGATTTAACTTATTGACAGTATCTTCAAACATCAGATATGGATAGCCAGATTCAAACTGAATCTTAGCAATGATTTGAAACAGTTCACGAGCCGAGATTGACTTCTTACGAATCTCAGTATTCGCTACCATGTCGTAATAATTCTCTGTGATAGAGACTTCAGACATTGGCTTGCCATAGACGCGCTCAACATCATAAGGCGAAAACAGGAACATGTCTTCATTCTTCTTCGCCAGTTCAAACGTAATATCTGGTACGACTAGCCCGAGGGAAAGTGTCTTGATACGAATCTTCTCATCAGCATTCTCGCGCTTCGTGTCAAGAAATTCCAAAATGTCGGGGTGGTGAACGTTTAGGTAAACCGCGCCAGCGCCTTGTCGAGCCCCAAGCTGATTTGCGTAGGAGAATGAATCTTCTAAAATTTTCATCACAGGCACAACGCCGGAAGACTGATTCTCAATTTTCTTGATCGGCGCACCAGCTTCACGAAGATTTGTGAGGAGGAGGGCAACACCACCGCCACGCTTAGAAAGCTGAAGTGAAGAGTTGATGGCGCGTGAAATGCTTTCCATATTATCTTCGACACGGAGAAGGAAACACGAAACAAGTTCGCCACGCTGCTTCTTACCAGAATTAAGGAAGGTTGGCGTAGCGGGTTGATACTCGCCCTTGACAATGGCGGAAGCTATGTCATGGGCCAGAGCTAAATCACCACGGCCAAGGTAGAGCGCTGTCATGCAGACGCGATCTTCATAGCGTTCGATATAACGCTCGCCATCGAACGTCTTCATCGCGTATTGGGTATAAAATTTAAAAGCGCCCATGAATGAGGGGAAGCGAAACTTTACGTCATAGATAGTCTTGAATAGGTTTTTAATATCTTCAAATTTGTAGAGATCAAAAACGTCCTGCTCGTAATATTCATTCTCGATGAGGTATGCGATCTTCTCTTCCAGAGAGTGGAAGAAAACGGTATTCTGATTTATATGATTCAAAAAATACTGACGTGCTGCTTCTTTGTCTGCGTCGAAATTTACTTTTCCGTCATGAGTGGGAATTGCCAGTAGTGCGTTAAGAGAGTGATAATCAAGCATTGAAAATATCCATTACATTTGTTACGTCGTGTTGCGTGCCGCGTAGCTCATACCTGTATAAGACTGGCACATCACATTTATTCGAGATCAGATCGCCCGCGAGACAAAAATTGCTCCCGAAGTTTTTATTACCGGAAGCCACAATACCTTTGAGGTGTGTTCTGTTATTTTGATTATTTAGAAATTTTACTATTGATTTTGGGATAGCCCCTCGTCCGTCATTTGCTGCATAGGTCGGGATAAATAAAATGTAAGGACTTGAAATTTCTACTAAATTTGGCATTCTAGTCTTGATCTGGAATGCGTTTTCTTCCATACCTAATTTCTTAATGAATGAAAGAGTGTTACCAGTTTCGGAGGAATAAAAGACAATATTATACACCTGCCACCTCCTTATTGGCCTACTTAAAACGTCCATTTTTCATTATTGAAAGATTAAAATCTTAACACAAAACTTCTAAAAAGTCAAGTTAAAATTATCTTAGTCCAGAAGAAAGAGGCCAGCTTCGCGCAATAGTCGTTCACACGAAACGTGTACACCATCTAGCATATATCCAACGCCCTTGCGCTCTTTCATACGGCGTCCTAAAATAGCTTGGCAACGTTCCATCAGCGGAAGCCCGTCATGATTCTTTGGGCGCTTTCTGCCAGTCGGCTTATTCTTCTTAGGATTTTTTGTGTCCTTCTTTTCCATCTCGAACTTTTTAAAAAGCTCGACAATGTCTTTAGGCTTCATATAAAATTTTTCTTCTGCCATATCTTTCTCCATAAAAATTACCCGCCACGTGGCGGGCAATTTCTGTATAACTAATTGAATTAATTAGTAATTCTTTCCGCCATGCTTATACCCGCGTTCGCGATTCTTTTGTAGTTTCTTGAGAACGATTTCCATGAACGGGAATTGATTATCGTTTGCGTACTTAACGATTTCGTCCAGAGCGATGAAGCCCCATGCCGCGTTATCTGTGACGTACCAGCTGGAAATCAGGAGGTGAAGCTCAGCCGCGAATTCTGAGAAGTCACTGTATTCACCGTCATAAGGAATGCCCTTAGTGTCAACGGTATAGCCCTGCTTGTTAGCCCCGGTCCAATCTAGGATGCGAATCGCTGTATCAGCCAGTTCAACGGGAACACCTTTGTATTCCGGTAGCTTGTCATCGTCTAGGTCTTTACGATCCGCCTCGACCGCTTCGGAAACTTCGGAATGCACGAGCGAGATGTGCTGAGCAAATGAGCGGTTCTCGACACCCATATCCCAAAAGCCATTAGCTTTATTAATTTCAAAAATCTCGTCCTGAAGCACGAGGAGGTCTGCCGTAGTGATTGCAACGTAAGTCATTAGATTCCTTAAAAAATTAAATTGGTTCTACGCGAATGTTTCTGATCCAGTCTTCAAGTTCAGGATCGCTTTGTTTGAAAACAATAATAAATCCAGTACCATGACTGTTAACGCTGATAATTTCTTTGTCAGTCGTGGTGATGAAGGAGGTTAATTCCTCCACACCATCAACCATTTTTGTTCCGTAATTATTCATCTACTTCCTGCGCCGCATTTTCTTGAGCCTCAAACGCCCTCAGTTCGTCGCCAGCCTCTTGAACGTAGTCCTGAATGTGGCCAGTCCTGAAAAGCCAGTCCACGACATAGGTGTAAAATCCTGCGTTACTGACAGGACCGGCGCGCTCTTCGTCATTCTCGAATTCAAACGAAGTTTCGGTAATGACTGTACCATTTTCACCGTTTGTAACTTTAATATTGCCGTACATGTTTTAACTTTCTAATAGTTTGATTTGTTTTCTGATATAACGCATGAAGAGGATAGCTTTATCTTCGTCAAGGAAAGTGGCATCGCCTGTGTCGCCAATCGGTACGGGGAAGAGAAATTCACTTTCCGTTTCGTACCAAAGATTACCGGCTCTGTAGTATTTGAATCGGACTTTCTTGCCATCCGAAACCATGTCTTTTAAATTAAGCATCTAAAAGTTCCTGTAGTTCTTTTATTATATTTTTAAGTTGATCTTTGCTAATATCTACGGCGAAGTAATCGTCGCAAGCTTCGATAAGAATAAAGTCATCACCGCGTCGTTGTAGTTGAAAGATTCTGTTTCTTTGCAGCCAGTCCAAATATGACCCTTCAAAATCTTCCCCGCCGATATAACAAAGGCCATCTGCAAAGTCTTCATCGAATTCTTCAATCATACCTTTGGCTTATCACACTTAATTGCTTTAAACCCGTCATCAGCGGTATAGATTTCGAAGTCGCTGAAAATGATCGGAGCGCGTTCCTGAAGATGTTTAAGCATTTCGACTGCCAACACTCGAATTTCCAGATCGGCACCTTCACCGCCACGTAGGGCGCAGACGTGACGTGCCGCTCTCATGTTCATGGTCCATGTTAGGCGCGTCTCAGCCGCATTAGGCAGAACTGAACGGGCCGCTTCTAGAATGCGCTTCTTGCGCATCGTAGCGAGTTTTACGCCTAGTTCAGAACCTTCGCCAGAGGTAGTCAATGACTCCATAAAGGAAATCAAATCTTTATATCTTTGCAGAGAATCAAGACAAGTGTTTGCGAAAATCTTACCCACAGAATTTACGGCTCGACTATCTAGGCTCTGGATCAGGGGCGGGACAACGAAGTTAACGTCTTGAGCATCTACGTAACGCTGGCTCTCTTGGCTAGGCGCTGCCCCGGCCCTGTGACGAATCAATTCGTGGGTCAAGGAACGTGAGACGCCAGAGATGGCAAACGAAATGTTGGCGTGCTCAAGAACTGAACCGTGTTCCATCTCGATAATGTTTTCAATATACTTATCTCTCGCTCTGCCTTTTGAAAACGAGCGATAACAATGCCGACCAGCAAATTCAGGAAGGGCGTCAAGAGAAACGTCGTTTTCGTCATGGTAAAGATCGTGCCACAGCACGCCGAGCGGAGTTCCGCCATCATGTAGAACTTCGGTCAGGTTGTGTTCCCCGGCCCAAGCCCGTATCCCTTCGGGATTGATTTTGGTTTCAGCCACGACGTGAACCGTTGGCGCTGTAATAAACTTAGTCACGAATAAAATTTCCTTTACCTTTAAAATGGTTCTCTACAATTTCTCTAACCTGCTGCTGCGTGTCTTCAATTTCGACATTGACGACTTCGTAATCACATTTTAAAGATTCCATAAGTTTTTCTGATTCATGGTTGTCGGTGTTGTAGAATTTCGGGCGTCTAACTCTGATCATAATGCCATCTCTTTCTCTGACAGCGTCTACTTCATCGGGGAAGCGAACATCACTCACCGCAACTAGGTCTAGGTCAGCCATTTTCCGTTCCCAACCACTGATCCAGAAGTTTTTCCCCATAATATTTCTGCCCCACTCCGTGCCAAGAGTTTGCATCGCGAAGCGGAATTCTTTATTATTGAAATATCTACTCCTGTGATCCTTGTACCAGTCATCGGTATAGAGATCAGTATTTTCGACGCCATTATATTCGAGCCACGCCGTGAGCATTGACTTCAATCCGCCAGCGAAAGGAACATCGACATAACCTAGGTCTGCCAAAGCTTCGGCGCATGTCCCTTTTCCTGAGCGTTTATAACCGCAAAAACCAACGATGCGTTTATCAATGAATTTAAATTTCTTCTCTGCCATTAAATTACCACTGTTAATTTATCTGCGGCTCTTGTCACAGCTGTATATCGCCACTTGTCAATATCATCCCTGAAAACATAACCTTCGTCATGCACCACGACATGGCTCCATTGCGATCCCTGACTTAGATGAGTCGTGATGCAATGGCCCCAATCGACGTGATGCTGTTTTTTCTTCGCCTCAAACACTTCCTTCTTGTCGCCAGTGAAATATCCGGCTTGCCTTCCGTAATGTTCTTCGAACAGAGCTTGACAAACTGTGATGTTTCTAACGACACCATCTTCATCCGTGGCATTCATATAGAATGTGGCACGGCCCTCAACCAATTCGTAATCTTTATTATTTGTTAGGAACATGCCATTGACAAGTTCTTTAGCGACTCTTGAATTTTTACGAACGATGAGTGGTTCGCCAGCCATTGGACCAACGAGATCATAACCAGCTGCTTTGCGAATTTTCTTCGTAAGTTTCCAACGTGTGGCATTTGTACCACAAAGCACTTGGACTTCTTTGTCCATATCTAGTGTGTCTTCGTCATCTCTCTTACGAACAATATCAACAGTCTCGCCCCACGTTCCAACTTCCAGTTCACCACCTTCTCTGATATGTGTGGCTAATGCGATGATCGGATTATCTTTGGCCTGCCTGTGAATCTCAGTCAGGAATACATCAGGAGTGCCGATGCAAAATCCGGGATTATCTTTAACGGGCTGAAGCTGTCCCGGATCACCAATTGCTAGAATTGGAATACCAAAAGATTTTAAATCATCGCGAATCATCTCACCAACCATAGACGCTTCGTCCACAATGATGAGTGAAGCTTCGCGAATCGATCCTTCAGTATTGAGGTGCCAAGTCGGCCCATCGGTCGAAATGTAAGCCTTGTCCAAATCTTCGTTTAAAAGTTTGAGGGTGCGCTGAGCATCTTTTAGATTGTACTTCTTGCCTTCAAAGAAAACATCTGGCGCGCTGAATTCAGCAGCTGAACTAAGTGCTTTACCAAGATCAGCGATTTTATATTCGAGCACTTCAGCCTTTAGAGCTTTGGGTCTATAGATCGCGGAATGAATCGTGCTAGGGATAATATCTACACCAGCGTCACGCAGTTTTTTGCCCGCCACCCGAGCAGCCTTCCCCGTAGGGGTGACAACAAAGACTTCGGTCGTGGTCAGGCCGCAAGCTTCAACAATAAAAGGGAGAATTGCTGTTTTACCTGAACCGGCATAACCGCCTAGATAGCAAGGCTTTGGCTCTTCTTCAGTTTGGGCTTTTTTAAACCATGCCACTACTTTTTTGACTGCGGCATTTTGGTGGTCAGTTAGGGTAATTGACATAGCAATCTCCTTCTTAAGTCATAAATAAAAGGGCTCAGAATAGCCCTTTTATTTTCAGAAGATTTGAAACACCTTGAAAGGGTTGCCGTTAGCGTCCCAACTCACTTAAGGTTGGATGACCGTTTCAAATCTTCGACTAGATTTCTAAGCTTTTAAATCTTAGAAACGACGGCGACGACCACCGGTAGCAGCGGCTTCTTCGGCCTTCTTTTCTACTACCTTTTCTTCCTTGACTACTTCTTCATCTGCCTCGGATGAATCGCCTTCATCTTCGTCATAGTTAGAAGCGTCATTCTCGCCACCATACTTCTCTTCAAGCTCTGTTTCGCTGATCCAGCCAACGATAGTGAACTTCGGAGCGTATGCCTTTTCCTTCTTCTTCGCACCCTTCGGCGTGAATTCAGTGGCCTCGAACTTTACGATGGGAAGAAGTTCTTCGCCATTCTCAATGTTCTGACCCTTCTGAATCGCCTTACCGTAAGCCGCTAGGAGATTACCAAAGGCGCGAATACCAGACTTTGAGCTATTCTTCAGGAGGAGCTTTTCACCTTCAGCATCACCACCGCCTTCAAGTACAGCGACTTCGAAGCTGATCTGCTGCTGCCAACCATCATCGTCATCATCGTAAGGACCGTGATCCTCAAGCTGACCCTTTGGCGTCGGATTACCGTCGAGGATGCGAGTCATATCTTCGCCAACGACTTCAGAATCCTTCCAGCAAATATGGCCCTGCTTAGCAGAATTCATATTTACAGCGCCTTCCCAACCGTCATCAAGTTCGTCCTTTTCAGCACCGTAGGTATAATCGCCGGTCTTGCCGCTGAAACCAGCGAAAGTGAGGCCATCATTACCGCCACCGAGTGAGGACGCAGCGCTTAGGAACGGGTTGCCAGAGGCTGCACCAGCGTTAGCGACTGCATTGTTGTTACGGGTTGTAAGTTCATTTGCCATGTTATAATTTTCTCGTTTCTTAGTTTCTTGTTTAACGTTTCGATGTTTATGTCTCTACAGTCTTTTATTTTTTTAAATCTCCTAGAGACGATTGGAGTTTAAATCTTGTCCTGACTTAGTAGTGCCTTGACCGCATCAAGTGTTGCAGGGTCCATACCATCTTCAAAACCAGCAACTAGAGCGGTGACGGTGGCATATACTGCGGCGTTAAAATCTTCTTCTGATGAGCCTCGCGCCTCTGCCGCCGTGGCACGATCAGTGATACACTCAATGATCGCGTTAGCCAGTTCTTCCATAAGTTCTACTACTTTGTCGTCGTTTAGCTTTACCATTACTTAACTTTCTTTGTCGTGACACGGAGAACTTCAAACCCTTCGCCCTCTTTTTCATAGAGCGTTAGATCAATTCCATCCTCAATCATTTTTTCTTTATCTAGACCGGTACGGCCCTTCTGCGTAGAATAAGTAACGCCCCATGAACCATCGGTTGCTTTTAGATTTCTTGTGCCGAGCTTCTTCAGGAATTCTTTCATTTCGACGCGGATTCGTTCTTCGTCCATTTCCGCAAGTTTCTTGCGTTCCTTGGCTTCTTGTTCCGCCTCGACTAGCTTGCCCATGATAACGCGATCTTTTTCAAGCGCTGTTTTATCGAATGATTCTTGTGGCACAGCAGCCAGATTGAGACCGTTACATTGCTTGGCCCATGGGCAAAGTTTACATGCCCCTGTGATCTTACCTTCAGCCGGTAGATCGGAAGGTTCTTTAGCCGCAAACACTTTCTTTGACCTGACCTTAGCCGCTTCGTAAGTCTTTTCATCGAAGCGAATTACGAAAGGTGTGATGTTGTCGAGGAAGGAAGCATCAACGTAAAGAATGACGCCGTAGCGGGGCTTGAAATCAGTTTGATCGCGGATTAGACCGATCTGGATATTAACCTGTCCACGGTGAATCGCTTTTTCTTCCGTGAGGGAGACGCGAGGATCGATTGACTTGACTTCGACCGTGATACAATCACTTTCGATATCATCAATGCCATAAAGGCTGAGCGCGTCACGTTCTAGATTTGCGAGCAAGCCGTCTGGCGTTGCAGATAAGCGATTCTCTTCGTCCAAGAAGGTGGTTTGATCCTGCTGACCCGCACCGATTAGATCGATACCTTCAGGAAGACCAAGTTCGAGTGCAGGTACGACATAGAAATCTTCGATAAGATTTCCGCGTTCCATCGCGCCCCAAGACTGAGAATAATCCGCGTCTTGTTCGTAATCCTTCTTCTTGAAGTATGCCTTTCTGAGACAATCAAATGCCTCAGACGCGCCCATAGAAAGTTTACGGTCGTACATCCACTTCTTTTGTTTGCTCTCATGAGCCATGTAGTTATTAAAGATTTTATCGAAATCTAAAATTTTGGAACCTGTTACTGCCATTTTAATTCTCTCGGTTCAAAATTATCTACTAGGTTTTGGTAAACTCTGGCACATGCCCTAACGTCAACCATGGCATCGTGCGCCCCGTCGATATTTTCTTTAAAGAAATAGGTCATGCATTCCTGAAGCGTGGGCCACTTATAACCCTTACCGCCTTTAACTTTTGGAAGTCTGAGAATGCTTGTCGTGGCTTCCTTGGTGCAGCGAAGTTCTTTGCCTTCGAAAATGTCGCCCTGCATTTTAAGTTCGTGTGCCATGTGGCGCATTACGAGGGAATCGAAAGACATATTGTGTGCCACGATCACATCTGCTATATCAACGAAGTCACAGAAAATCTCTAACGCGGATTGGCTTGAGACGCCATATTCTTGAGCCATCTCTAGGCTAATGCCGTGAGTTTCTTCAGCCTTTTCGCCAATAGGAACAGACGGAATAACAATCGTTTTGAGTGTAGCGATTTCGTTGTGATTGGAGTCGAACAGAATGCAACCAAGCTGAACCAGTTTACAATGACGGGGGTCAGACGGAGGTGCGCCCCAACTGACCAAGCCAGTTGTTTCGGTATCAAATACTAATGATTTCATTAATTTGCTCCCCGCATGTTGCGGAGGACTGTGACTGCCTCTTCATCTGTCATGAGAGGTTCAATCGTTACGTCGTCTTCATCTTCTTCTTGAGATGTTGGTTCAGTCATGGATTGTCCAACAAGGGTATCCATGTAGAGGTTTAAGCCATTCTTGATAGCCAGAACCGTGACGAGGTAATAAATAATAAGGAGAAAAAGAGCTACGACGCCGTAGCCGAGATATGTGAATAATGCCATTTATCAATTTTCTAATTTTTACTTTTGTTATTATGTGCGAACTATACCATAAAGATTTTAGATTGTCAAGGAAAAAATTAAAAACACTGTATAATAATTTCCTTAACAATACCAATGGTTTAGTGAGTCAATGCCCAATTGTTTCCGATTTTGAACTGCGCCTCGACCGGAAGTTTGAATTTAAAGAAGTCACCAGATGCGGCAGCTGCCTCAACCGAAGTCTCGCCCGCGATTTGTGCAATCTCTTCACGTACCGCGACCTGAATTTCGTCATGAACGAAAGCCATCATCGCAAAATCTTGTTCCCATGAATGCACGAACCCGCGATCTTCCATAAATTCTTCGAACAGAAGATACCACTTCTTGGCCAGCATCGCGCCCGCGTTCTGAAGCAAAGTATTTAGCGCGGCATGTTGTGCCCTGATATAGAGACGACGGCCATCAATGCCTTCGATCCAACCACGACGTGCCTCTGTCTTAAGTTTCTTCATCAGCTTCTTAAGCGCTGGCATGTTACGAAGGAATCGATCTAGAAGTTCTTTACCAATTCTGGTCTGAGCGTCAGGCGTACCAAATGGTAATACAATCGATCCGATCTTTTCAGGGCCTGCACCATATAGGGTTGCATAAATAAAAGTCTTGGCTTGCTCGCGGGTTTCTAACCCAGCGGCTTGCTGATTGACGGAGTGAATATCACCTTCAAGAAGAATCTTACCGTATTCACCGTTGTCAAATTCAGCCATGTAGTGGGCCAAGCAGCGAAGCTCGATACCACTTAGGTCGGAACCCATCATTGTGAATGGCGAGACGGTATGGAACAATGAGCGGCACTCAAAGCCCCAACCGCCTTCGCGGCCCATCTTAATAACCTTCTTCTTATTTCCAGCCTCGTCTTCAATTTCTTTTTTAGAAATCGAAGGAACCTGACCAAGATTAGGATTGGCATGAGTGCAACGACCTGTTACAGCGCCGCAAGGATTAACGTGGTGATGGATTTTATTCTCAGCCGTTACCAGTCTGAGCCAGCCGTTTTCACCTTCGGCCAATTGGCCCAAAGTCTTTTGAACCCCGAAGTAATCCGCCAGTGATCCAGCGATTGGAATATTATCGGCGGCGTGTTTGAGTGTGATTTCGTTTACCTGCGGCTGACCCTTCTCCGTAAACTCTTCAGGCTTCCAGCCAAGTTCGATCAAACGTTCCGCGACCTGTTGACGCGATCCGGGATTGAACTCTTTGTAATAAACCGGGGTATAAGGGGCACCAGCTGTTCTATCGCCTTTAGTCACATCCTTGTAATTGATGGACCTTTTAGGGATCATGATTTGCGGCGTCTTCTTATCGCTTGGATGATTGGCCAACATTTCGTAGACCGAATTTTCAAGTTCAATGTTATTAACCGCGTCCCAATTCACACCATTGAAATCTTCTCTCAGCTGACTATATGTGACATGTTTCTGAGGTTCCATTCTGCCGGGGAACTTCTCTTCACACTCTAGGCTGATAATTTCCCTGAACTTTTCAAGCTCTAGTCTGAGTTTATTCGCCGCGTCGGTGTCGAACGGGAATCCGTTATCTTCTTGCTGAATCAGTCGATCCGCGATTTCGTGTTCGAAGATGATCGGAAACTCTGGATAGTTAAGCTCAATGAGCATCTTCCAAAGTTCTTCAGTAACGTCAACGTCGTTTTCGCAATACTCACCCATTTCCTCATTGTAGGTTCCCCATACATGCATATGTATTGCAAGAGGATTAGTAATTCCAAGAGCTTTTGCTTCCTTTTCTTTCTGTTCCGAATAGTCGCCTTTCCACTTCCCAATTCTGTAGCCCCAACTATCCAAGCTGTGACGACCGATGAATTTAGACGGAAGTCTATCGCGTTCGTGGAGGCGAAAATCCAATTCTTTCTGGTGTGAGAACATCAGACGTGTCATGACAAGCGTATCGCGAACCTTGCCACGGAATTCAAACCATGGGAAAACTTTAGCTATCGCTCTTAAGTCGAAGTCCAGAATGTTATGGCCCACGACCATCTCAGCTTGTTCAAGAAGCTTAACACCCTTTTCGATTTCCTTCAGACCAACAAATTTAAATTTTCTACCTGTCTCGAATTCCGTGATGCAAAGACAATGAATCTTTGTCATGGGAGGAATTTCAACTAGTTCGTCTTCATATTTAATGAACTTACTTTTTAAAAGTCCATCACCTTCAATATCGAATAGCGCTGTTCTAAGTTTCATTTTTTCTTCTTTATTAGCTTTTAATAGAATAGCATCACAGTGGCAACGTTTCGGTTTGCAGAAGCAGACCAAATCTTTGCCTTTCAAATCTGATACATCGAGAGTAGGAAGAATTAATTTTTCAAACTTGTCACACACCTCATCCCTATCACCGTCACTTCCTATGACGAAGGGATTGCCGAACCTAGAGCCGCGACCGCAATATACGGCCCCGTTAGGGGCGGTGTTGTGATACTTATTGTGAACCCTCGGCACGTTAAAAGTTTGATTTGTGTGTTTCGCTGGCCAATGATACCGTGATATGCAGCGCGAAGTTTGTCGTATCTTCGGGATGGGTCAGGGCGTAGACAATCTTCATTCTGTAAAGGTCTTTGTCTTCTTTGATCCAACCAGAATTGGTCATGACAGTGTTGTTATGGTCCGTGCCAAACTTGAACGCAATCTCTAGCGCCTTGGCCAGATCATGACTCGCGTTGTGGTTCCAGAACGCAATCTGAGAACCTTCTTTTTTAATTAAATATCTGATGGAGTACATTTTAGATTGTCCATTTGGAAATTCGATAATTTTTATAAATTGATTTTTTATCAGCGTCAGAGACGTGCCAAGTCCAGTACCACAGCGCGTCGTCATGAGTTTCGTACAGCGAACGTAACTCGAAATGGCTTTCGCCTGTCACGTCTTCATATTCCAGTTCAAGGGCGTAAACAATCATCGTTCAGTAATCTCTAGGTAGCCGGTTGTTTTATCCGTGGCGAGAGGCAGCATCCACGAAAGGTTTGGTGTAATGTTCTTTGGCAGGTTATGCATCTGGAACCATTGAACTACTTCGCCATCACCTTCAGTGTTTGAAATATTAGCCGCGTCGAAATCATCTGGAATTGTAGCGGCGAGGCAATTAAGTTCGTAACCTTCTCCGTGCTGAGTAGCGAAGTGGTTCCAAAGATCGGGACCGATGACGAGATGAGTTTCTTCGGCAAATTCGCGCATCATAGCGCCTTCGATCCACCCATCATCTTGCTCTTCAACCTTACCGCCGATACCGTTCCATGTCGAAATGACATAGGAAGGCCCTTTGGTTTTATAAATCAAAGCCACACAGCCGCGCCAGAACGCAAATCCTAACACATATTTTTTAATTTGTAAAGTCATTTAAATTAATTCTTCCATGCCGCGCCAGAGGACATAATCATCTTGCTCAACAGAAAAATAGCCTCCACCACCAAAATAATCGTTTAGCTTATCCGCAATAAATTCGGCGTAATTTTTATCGACGTTTTCAGCGACTAGCCTGTCAGCCACGCTTTCTCTATCGAGATTATCTCTTATAATAATTTTCATATCTCACCATGGGTTAAATTTAGGTGTTGACAAACTTATTGATTTTCCTTACATTGGGTTTTGTTAGCCCATCACATAAGGAGAAACGTAAATGGAACAGCTTACTCACGTCATGGCAGTCGGTGGCCAGTCTTGGGGCAAAGGAGAAAGCTCAATCGAGGCCCTTAATAATTGGGCCAAAAATTTTGGCAGGATGCACGGCGACAAGGTCACTGTACACCTTCGCGCCGTGACGAAAGACGCTTACGTGGATGGAATGGGAACACTCCATTCAGCAAGAATGGAGAAACTTCCTGATATGACTTTTAATCGTAAAGATTTCGAGGCGTGTTTTGAGGGGCAGATGATTCTTCAAGACTTGATTCATGGATTTGAAGTTTCAGACGCGATCTACGAATTGAAGGAATCTTCTATCGAGGAGTGATTACGCCATATCCTCATAATAGAGGGTATAATATTTTCCGCAAACATCACACTTGTAACGCTCGCTCTCCATCCCACCACCATTCTCATAAAGATTTGGACACTGAGACCAAGTTCCGAAGTGAGGGTTGTGGTGGGATGGAGTGAACACAGGTTTACATTCTGATGGTTGCTTTGTCGGATCGCCGTCATAATCAGCCATTTATTTTACTCCGCATAAAATCTACCACTAGGGCTCATGGTCAGCATCTGGCGCTTCGCGTTAAGGTGAGTCAGGGTGTGGGTCGGGCTCCAAGAGCTAAGGCCCTTGTTATATCCCATGTCTAGTTTACCCATTACGCCACAGGTCCAAATCCCGTCAAAGATACTGGCGCTGTGAGCATGGGCCGTGTTAGCCTTCGTGCCCATGCGGGAGAAGGATCGTGGCGAAGGCCGTGCCCCGTTTGCGCCTAGATGGCCGTGCATCCCATTCTCAATTCCGCACACCTTGTATGACTGATCTTCAGGGACGAACACAAGGCCAGCTGCATTGTCAGGACTATAGCGCTTGATAGATTCCCAAAAGATGTTATAGTCGGTAACGCCATCGCGAAGAGCTTTGTATTTACCGAGTTGAGTCTCTAGGAAAAAGATAGCGTTTACAGGGTCTTGCCTATAATCACCAGTCTTCAACCATTTAGATAGGGCTGTATCGTGATTCGATTCGATGACAACACTGTTGCACCAATCCCTCTTCGTCTCACGGAGGAACAGCGCCGCGTCCGTGAACTCGCTCTCCACATTCTCAGTATTATTTACCCACATCTCAAACCTGAAATGGGGATCGTTGATAGAGTGGTGATTTCTGCGGCGAAAATCGACCGTGTCGTGAAAGAATTGATGGTAAGGTTTCAAGATATCGAGGAGCGAATTACTGACGATATTACGCTTCATTGATGGCGAAAAGCCTAAAGCGGCGACTGAAGCTGTTTCATCTAATTTGTCTAAATGAATGTCGCCCCACGTAATTGCAGCGACTCGATTGCCTTCTATAACGCCATCTGCTGTGACATAGCGTGTCAAGTCGTAGAAATTACCTGTATCATCTTCGCCCATGAGGTGACGGCAGAAGAATTCGCCGTTGGCACAAACCTCAACCAGAACAGCACCATATGTGTGATGAAATTCAGCAATCAGGCCCGCCCTTTTTTGAACATAATTAGGCTTAGAGATCGTGCCAGTCGTCATGACGATCTTTGCTGGATCGCCCTTCATCATTGGTACAGATTCTAGACGAATCTTTGCGTGCGGAATGATGCCCCACTTGTTTTCGGTATAAGTCTTTAGCCCTAGCAGTGGGTCACTTGCCGTGGGGAGGATATTCATTTCCCCGGCGAACACAACATTGTCACCTAGCAGGACTCGGTCATTCGTGAGATAAGGTTGAACCTCGTAAGGGAAAACAACTTTGTGCTTGCTATGCTCTTGGAAAAGTGATTTATTGTAGGTATAACCAGAAACCATAATTTGAGCATCGAGGTAATCGGCATAAACTTTAAGCACATCGAAGAAAGGGTGAATCTTGGTTCCGTCTTGAACACTGGTGAGGATGTAGCGCTTTACCACACCCTTCTTCTTAGGTGCTTTAAAAACTACCGGCTTGATAACTTTAGTTTCGGTAAGGTTCCCGGTGCGAATTCTGCGCACCGCGTCTGAGAATGTTGACTTAGGAATTCCTAATTCTTTAGCTGCTTTGCGGGCACTGCCATACTTTTTGATGGCATGGAAAATTTCTTTGTCCGATAAATTCATTCTTTTTATTTTTCTACTTTATGTTAAAATCGTGAGAAGCGTATCATATAAAAATTAAAAAGTCAAGTGATCATCTTTAATTTTCTTTAATCCTCTTCATCATTTCAGCGCCGTTTGATCTAACGATTCTGTAACGCCCTGTTCTATTTATGATTTTCGCTACATGGCCAAAAAGTTCGTATTCGCGCGAACTAGGCACAACAATTTCTTCTTTATAAAAATAAACACCCAGCATTGCGTCATCGCCGTAGGCGTGCCAAACATTGATATCGCGTTCTTTCAGCATGGCTTTAATTTGCTGAACACTGACACCGTTTAACTGCTTCTGGCTCCACAACGATTGAGCGACTTGCTGATACGCGTTTGTGGCGCAATCAATGAACCTGAACCTCTTGCTATCTGTCGCGACATTCTCTGGTCCGCCATAGACACGGCAGTCAAAACCATTATAGTTTGTGACCTTATATCCTTGAATTAATTTATAAAATTCTGTGGAACAGTAGCTTGCCATCAGAGTTGCGAGCTTCACGACGCGACCTGAGTGTGGATGCTCGACCCAACCAGTTCCGTTACGGTTCTGGCGAGGGTGCCAGATCAAAGTTATTTCATCGCTTTGGGTATAACTTTCAGTCGCGCCGAAACGTTCCATCAACAGCTTTGTCACATCTGCCATTGTCTCACGTAGCGTAGCGTCGAATGGGCGAGTCAGCCCCTTGGTGAAGTTGTGAAACCCATGCCCATCCAATCGAGCCACCATGTATTGGTCAGCCGGGATATAAGTTTCGACGCTATCTTCCAGCGTTTTTAAATAATCAAACTCTGCTAAATTTTTCATTCAAAACCTCAATAACTCTATCAACGCCCTCGTCATAATATTGCAGGATCAGGTCTTGCAGCACAGCACCGGGGATCGGCTCATACTCCTTGACAAAGCCTGTCGCGCCATCTACCTCAAAAAAGAACTTGACCATGCGGATAATCTCAGGCGTTTCCAATGGCTTAATCTCAATCACGTCATCGAAACGTCCCTTTCTGAAAAGGGCTGGATCGAGCTTACCTAAGTGGTTAGTAGTTGCAACCAGTATGAAATTCTCAGGCGCATTAATGCCGTCGATTGCGTTCAGTAGATCGGCAAGAGTAATCAGGCTGAACTTCCCGGCATTATTATTTCCAGTGGATGAGTCGTCATCATCGTCATCGTCTGGCGCTTCGTCTCGCTTAGCCGTGATATTATCTGTGTCAATATCTTCCATAATACCTAGATAAGAAGCTCTAACCCTTTCACTGCTGTAATCATCTTCGTAGATATTATTCAAAGCAACAGCAAGTCCCGGAAGTCTGGTAGGGCTTACCATAACGACGTGACGATTAGTGATGGAAGCGATGTATTTCGCCAGTGTGGTTTTACCCGTACCGGGAACACCATGCAGAAGAATGGCATACTTATAAGGGATGCCGCGATCCTCGTACCACGCCCTATTGTTTTGGAAGAACCTAATTCTCTTCTCAATATGTTCCAAAATATCGGGAGAGATGAACACGCCTTCTCTCTTGCGCTTTGGCATATCTTTCAGATGCTGTACATACTCCTTGTCGAGAGAGTAGATTTTTATTTTATCTTTATTTTTCGCCTTACGCTCTTCGAAGAAATCTTCGTAAAGCTTTAATACTTTTTTCTTCGACGTGAAGAAATGCGTCACGGTCAGGTCTTGCTTAAAATCCTTACTATCAGACTTCTCTTTCTGCCGATCCAGCTTAACGATGTGACCACGAAATCTGGTCCACGACGTACCGAGGCCAACGCTCATTTTCTCTCCGTCTAGAATGTTCTGTCGGGATAAGAAGTTTATGGTGTTTGCATTCAGTTCAGTCACAACATCAACAAAGTTATCATTATCGCTGAACACGTTGATCGTGATAGTGGATCTGTGATACACCGCGTCCCAAACCTTACCCGGAATGCTTTTCAAGGCGTACATCACACCTGAAAGCATGACAGTGCCAATGCCAGCTATGAGAAAATCATTTTTAAGCTGAGCCTGTAGCCAAATATGAAACTGCGATTCTGCTACAGTAGTAATCGTAGAAAGGTCCATTATTAAATCAACTTTCTAAACTCTTTAAGAAACTTCTCCTTTGCCTCTGCCGGGGTCCAAGGATGGAACTTCTCATCTACTTGCCTAATAATTGAAACGTCGATTGGAGCGCCCCAATGTTTAATAAACGTTGTGCCTTCGAAGTCAAGCAGAAGCTTGTCATAAATTTTGAGATAGCGGTGCTCTTCTTCAGTAGGAATACGTCCAAGAAATTTTTTATAAATTTTGGCTTGAATATTATCTTCCAGCTTTCTAAAGTCTGGAAGAATATTCTTGAACGGCGTTGGCATGTCAGAGCCATAAGCTTCACTGCCGTCATGAAGAAGACCAAGCATTTGATTTCGTTGCATGAAGCGAGCGACATAAACACTGTGCTGTGCCACGCTATAGAACGCGCTACAATGACCGGACCACCGGCAATTCATCGAAAGGGCGTGGGCAATATCTTCAATATCAAAATCGTCTTCAGTGAATTTGAGGGGATTAAAATCAATCCCCGTAAATGTTGTAATATAACCCATAAAATTAAAATTTCCAATTACATAAAGCTGTGGAAAATATATCCGAATGTGAGACTGACAAGCGGAACAGTAAGTCGTTTCGCCGTGGCGGTCCACAGTTTTTCCGTCGCTGACGCGGCACTTTCATGCTTATCCAAGGCGTAGCCGTAGAATAAGAAGCCTCGGATAGCGATAATGCCAAGGGCGTGAGCCATGCCAATGACAGGAACACCTAGTGGTACAATGAACCAGAGCCAGAGATAGGCAAAGGCATAAGCGTTTAGAAATACCCCGAAAATAGTAGAAACAATATTAGCAATCAAGGCAGTAGCAGTGGCTTTATCTTCAGTCATGAGCTTCTTTCCAATGGCGTCGGCAAACCGACTCGTAGTCACTGTCGCCAACTTCGACAACAGATGAAGTGATAATAGGAACGCCATTTTGGCGTCTGATGATTTGAGTTGCCTTAGCGCCGCAGTGGCACACAGTTTTTAATTCTTTAATTTGATCCGCGAGGGCGAGGAGGGCGTGGATCGCGGGTCCGAACAGTTCGCCGTTGGAATTGTTCTTCAGGCCGTAGCAGAGAACGGGGATTTTAAAATGATCAACAATATCAGCTAGTTCGCTAATTTGCGCTGCGGTGAAAAATTGGATTTCATCGACAAAAATGACAGACTTGTCCCAATCAAACATTGAGACCTTCTCAACAAACAGGTCGTCTGAATTAAGGGCGACGGCTGCTTTTTGAATTCCAACTCTAGAACTGATGTAACCTATTCCGTCTCGATTGTCAAGCCCTGAAGTGAAATAATATACTTTCCAACCTTTAGTTTCATAATTATGTGCGGCTTGGAGCAAGGCAGTTGATTTGCCAGCATTCATAACACTATAGAAAAAATGAAGTTTAGCCATTAGCTCGTAACTTCTTTCTTTTTAATGTTTCCGAATTGGTCTTGAAGAACATAAACGTTACCGATACAGCCTTTAGTGCCTTCGTAAGTTTCCCCAAAAAGAGGATATGTTTCTACGATGATCCACTTACGGCGTGTAAATAAAAAGTCCCAAATCGCGATTAACATTTAAGAGCCGTTCCATTCCCATTGATCGTATGTCTTAGCAAGTTCTCGTTCCACCAGAGCAATAAAAATTCTAAGATCGTGGTGCGTCAGTTCGACGTAGCGTGAATCTAAGGCTTCTTTATTTTTAAGCCGCGTCAATAGAATTTCGTAATCCAGCATCAGTACCAATCCGCTTCTGACTGTTCCATAAATTGAATTGGATAATCGTTCGGAAGATAGTTCCAAATAGTGGAACTGTCCCATCCGCCTCCGCTAAGTGATTCACCGTCTTCGGCATATAGAATGTCACCGTTTTTATTAACATAAGCGGCGTAGCAAGACGAGCCGCGTTCCGAGACAATTACAATTTTACTCCCCGGTACGGGAGTCTCTGTCTCGAATTTACTCCACATCGTAATCATACTCAAATTTAATTTTTAAAACTTCTTCAGCAAAATTGCGAAAATTGTAATGTGCATCACTGCCGCGATACTCGTATGTCTCGCCGTCATAATGGAACACGTTTACCGTTTCGTAATTGGAGCAACATCCGTCGCCACAGGTCCAATAATCGTCGCGCTCTTCTACTTTAATCGTTATCATAAATTCTCCACCCATCTTCAAAGAAAGGATCATTTGTTTCGGCACTGTTCTCGGCTAGGCCTGAAACTTCTTTTGTAAATATGTAGCCATCATTATTGACTTTAATAATAATTCTTTTAATTTCTTTACTATTTTTGAATTGAAGCACGTCGCCGGATTTATAACGAATCATTTAAAACCTCTATTCAATTCGTAAGCTATGAAATTTCGATAACCATAAGCAAACGATTCATTCATCCATTTTTCTGCCAGCGCTAATTCATCAACAACGCCAACATTAAACCAAACCATATTTTCAAGTTCCCGCAGGACGTACACTGTCATTAAGATACTCCCTTAAGTCATTGGGGAAGTGTGTAACGAGTGGATCAAACTCTTCGCCAGCCACGAATTTGTGACCCACGAGGTAGCAATAACCGTACCTACCGTCAGTGCCGTCTAGTGAAACAACGGCACGGCGTTTCTTATCTTCACTGGTCCACTCGTAAATGATTTCTAAATAATCTTCGTCCCACCAAACATCTGGTTGCCATTTTAGGTCAACCAGATGTTTTTCGAAGTGATATCGTTCCACGTCTAAAGGCGTATCTAAATTATCCACTAATGGCACCATTCCGCTTTGTGAAGACCATAATCTTCTGTGATCCTATCGAGGTGGAGATCATGAACAATTTCGTCCATAAATTTAACGTCCACTTCAGGTGGCAAATCAGATACTAACATTAATTTTTCCAATTTGTCAAGATTATCTTCTAACATTGAAGCGATTTCTTTATAAGGATGCTCCCCTCTTTTGATTGTTAGAAGTTCAGCAGCGTTGTGACGCGGAAACGTAATCGTATTGAACTGAAGTAACTCCATGGCCTGCTCAGAGACCCGTATAGCGTGATACAGCGCTTTCCAGTCCACACCCTCATTCTGTTCAGCCATGAGAGCCCTAGAGCCATACTCATCGAAGCTGCGCTTGTAGATCGCGTGAGCCTCTTTCAGAGCAATGGTGTAGCCCACCTTGCGGTTAATCGCTTCAAAGTATTCCACAGTTTCCGTTGAACCTTTGGCCACAGGCATTTCAACAAACTGAGAATGCTCATTGACTACGATGAAGCGCTCAAGCTCTTCATGGAACATCGGAACGTCTTTGATTTTGGTGTTAGCGCCATAGCTCGCGACCCAAAATGAAAACAGGTCCATCGCGTTACGAGAAGTTGCTACACGCGATCCGCGTATACCATATTTTGCGGCCTGCGTTTTCACATATCCTACGAAACCTTTAATATCTCGTGATACCAGTCTGTGTTTATTTGGCAGGATAATATCTCTCCACTCAGACGACATAACAATTGCTTTTTCAACCGGAACGTGTAACAATTCTTGGGCAACCATGTCGCCCTTTTTCAGCATGTCGAAGAACTTCAGGAGTGAAAAACTTTCGTCATCGATGTCATCCACAGTGTTTTTTGTCTTATCACTGCCTGTGCTGTTGGAGATGACACGTGCCGTGTCCTGCATCACGAGATCACGACCAGCCGGGATATGCACTCCCTTATAGTCAGTATCACTTGTTGGAGTTTTCGTGCCGTACAAATCGCTGCCAAAACTAACTTTAAATAATTGTTTCATCTATATTTTCTCTTATGCAATAGGCATTTTAATCTTCGTATCTAACTTCATATCTGAGATAGGTGCCAGTGGGATAAACTGCTTTGTCATACTTATCAGCGCCCCATGTGCTTCCTTGTAGAAATTGTACTCAACTGTCAATCGTCCTTCAAAATCTAAGAATGATGATATATTCTTATGGACGATGACGGCTGCACTAGGACGTTCAACCCATACGTAAATATTTCTTTTCTTCGTCATTTAAATGTGCCGTTTCCGTGATAATATATGTCAATATATGGGTTTTTTCATCATACTTGAAATCAAGATGCGGGACCATGAATTGCTGACAAGCCCTAAGTATCTGCTTCATCATTTCTTCTCTAACAGAAAAATGAAGGCGACTCTCGCCGCCTTCAGTATCAATCTTATAATCCGAGAACATTTACTGAAGCTTCTTGGTCGAGCGGACCAAATTCTTCACGTCGGGAATGGAGAGACCGACTTCGCCAAAGGCGTCAGGATTTGCGGTGGACCAAGCCGAGGAGATAACGATTTCAGCTGCAACGCCCATGGTATTTACATCCTTACGACCAAACGTACCGCTCGGCATGAGCTTACCGTAAGAGCTATAAGGCATTACCACGTTGGACCAAACAGACTGCTTCACACCATTCGAGTCTGTGTATTCCGCGTCATTGAAGTCCTTATCTTCTACCGGTACAATGACCAGAGATTCAGCGAACCTCGAAGCATCACCAGTCACGAACTTACCACCCGGAGCACCGGTATATGCGAGACAAGCGCCCTTACCGCCATTCAGCTTAATCAAAGCAGCTGCGCCGCCTTCATTGCTGATCGGAACTTCCTTGTAATCCGCACCGCCGTTTTCAATGTCGGAAGCAATAAGACCACGTAGCGAAACATCGGAACCGGAACCTCGTCCACCGGAGTAAACCAGAGTGCCTTTGTTCAGATCGGAGAACTGCGTCACGCCAGACTTGCGATTGCAGATCAAGTGGAAATACTCAGTGTAGAGACTATTTTCCAGCACGATCAGATCGAGCGCATTCGGATTTTCCTTGCCGTAGAGGTAAAGACTATCACTCTGCGCCGCAGCTGCGTCACAATCACCACTTGCGATCTTCTGAAGGTTTTCCATCGAGCCAGCGGTGTTGACATTGACAACATCAACCGTACCAGCAAGTTGCTGCTTCAGAACTTCAGCGGTGAAGTCGTAAACCCCACCCTTTGCACCGGAGCAGAACTTCAGCGTCGGTACGTCCTGAGCCATTGCAACGCCAGCCATTGCCGCCAGAGCGAGAGCGGCACCCATAATCATCTTCTTAAACATATTTTTCTCCTTTTGAATGTTGCGGAATTTGTTTTCGCAACACTGATATAGCGGTTGTCGTTTTAGTTGTCAACAGGGATGACGTAATTAATTTGCCCTAATTTATCTAAAATCCTTACACGTTCAATAATGTAGTGCGCAACGATTTCTCTCAACCATTCACCAGCGATTGAATAAGTGTGTCCATCTTCGGCAGAAATATCTTCCAACTTAATTTCAGCAGCCGCCGCACCGAGCCTCAAATCATTGGCACCATAAATGACGTTCCAATACAAAAGCTTAGCGGCGCGGCGAACGCATCCAACCTCTTCCGCGAGCGAGCCATAGAAATCAAAATCCTTGTCCCAATCAACCCACGTCTTATCATATCTTCTAAATTTCATCAGCTGTATTCCATCAAACCTTCTTCTTCAAGCGCATCCCTGAATTCAAGGATTAGGTGAATCGCTTCATTCACGCGGGCCGCATCTTTAGCTTCCAGCAAATTCTGAGGCTCGATATAACCACCATCGAATAGATCGTAGAAAAATTCTGATGTGATAATCGGTTCAGCGTTTGTCTTGAACTTCATTTTCTTTAACTTCCTCTGCTTTGAAAAGTTCATCTGGATAACAGCATGCCGTGAAATGTAGAACCGGCATCCTATGACATATACAATTGCACTCGCTTCTTTTTCTATTCATCTTTAACTTCCAATATCCATTTGTGATTTTCTATGTCCTCGTTGAAGTATAGTTTTTCTGTCACTGAGGGAGCATATTGTAACAAGTCAATTTTATTGATGGTTAGCGTTCCGCCATTTCTCTTCGCCAAAATGAAAATAAGAATTTTAAATACTTCGTTGTCTGTCATTTCTTCCTATCCAGTGCGGCGTGAATCATTTCTAACTTCTCCAACACGATTTCCATCAAACGTTCTTCCAACGAACCAGAGACGATGAGGTAGTGAATCAGAGCGTGTGCGGTTTGACCGATTCTGTGAATCCTATCTTCGCCCTGCTCCAATAGTGCAGGGACGAAACACAATTCGCCCATGACCAAGTTCCAAGCCTCGGTCAATGTGATCCCCACGCCAGCGGCATTAATGTTGCCAACGAAGACGCGGCAATCAGGATCGTTCTGGAAACGTTCGACCGAAGCGTTCTTTTCTTTATCGCTCATGCCTCCGATGAATTTCACACTGCCTTCGAACGCGTCTGCGATCCTGTGAGCCACAGTTCTGTGAACCACGAGGACAACGACTTTCTCTCCACTCTCTAACAATGACCTGATATATTCGATCATCATGGGAAGTTTGGCTAAGCCGATTTCTTCTCTGGCATTTGCAATGGCTTCGAAGTGAGTCGCTTCATAATTATCGAAGTCTTCCACATCATCAAAGTTTTTTGTTCTTTCATGAATGTTATCAATGAGTTGCCTGAGTTGGGCATCAGTCATTTCCTCATAATCCGCTTCGGTCTTTTCACCGTTGAGGATCATAAGATTTTTCAAATTGTCTGAAAAGATTTGCTTTTCCTTCTTGACAATTCTAGAAAGGCCGTCTTGCGGAAGCGTGATGATTTGCCTGCGTTTCGGCGGCAACTCTTTCAGCACGTCGTTTTTGTGACGGCGAATCATAAACGTGGAGCGGAGTAGTTCTTGAAACTCTTCTAGATTATCTGTGCCAGTTGTGTCCCAATGGCCCCAAGGGGTTTCGAACGCGGCACAGAACTTCTTGATAAACTTAACGTAATTGCCAAAAACATTCTCGAAACCGAATGCTGAGATGACGCAGAACATATCGAGAGGCTTGTTCAGGATCGGCGTTCCGGTTAGGAAAATCCTCTTGATAGCTTCGATAGCGCTGATTTTATCTTTTCTGCGCTTTCCCTCGTAGCCGATGACTTGCTTGGTCTTGCGGGCTTCTTTATTCTTTAAAACGTGAGCCTCGTCGCAGACCAGAACATCCCACTTGCGCGATCTTACTTCGTCATGAAATTGTTCCAACATATCGTAATTAATAATTACAATATTTTCGTCGGGCCAAATGTATTCAGTGGTGGATTTCTTCGTGCCTTCAGCATCAATAATGATTTTAGGTTTAGTATGAGCGGTGCCAATTGTCAGACCTAATTCAGACCTAACCCATTTCCTTGCTTCTTTTGCCCAATTGATTTTGAGCGAGGCAGGGACAACTAACAAAACGTTCTTAACGTTTATTAAATTATTGATAACGCCAAGAGCTTGAACCGTCTTGCCAAGTCCCGGCGAATCAGCAATCAATGTATCAGGACGTTCCAACGCAAACGCAATACCGGCGCGTTGGAACGGGAGATAGGTCAGGCCATCGGGTGCAAGAAGGTGGCCGTCATAGTCATCTGCGAAACTAGCTTCTACGAGTTGACGCTTGATTTCGTCTAAGTTATCTAGACGTTCCTTCGCCGCACCGATGCAGTTATCATAAAACTTCCTCGCCGTGTCGTCATTCTCAGTGACCCAACGAGTACCATTAAATTTAAATCCGGCACGCTTCAGTATCAAACGTTCTTCATAAGTGCATCGCGCGACATAGAGACCGTTTAGTCTGTCAATTTTTATTGTCATATTTTATAAATTAACTTGACCCATAAACCCCGGCTGATCCGAGGGTCCGGGTTTGATTTCCCTCAAAGCGACTATATGGCATCCATTTCTAATTATTGTATCATAAGTAGGGATATCTTCTCCCTCTTTTACAATATAGGAAACCCATCTTCCCTCTTCGTTTGGAAGTTCGTCCCTAACTATTTTACAATGAAATTCTCTATACATTATATACTAATTTTCTTAAAGTCTTTTCATTATTAATTAGTTCAAGAATTTCGTATGTCAGTCTCAACGCGACGGCTGTTGCACCGGCACTCATCGCCGCGTCTCGTTTCTCTGTTAATTTAGAAAGCTTATAATCAAATAATTTGATGGTCATCAGATTTGTCTCCAAACATATTCTGACGATGGCCATTTTCTGGCCCATTCATGTAGTTCGCTCAATGAGGCAAATTCGTTTGCAATATCAAATGAACCGTCAAACATTACCCAAGCAATTTGGAACATCACATCACCTTAGTAAATCGAGGCAATGCGAGGCCAGTACCACAGGTCCACGTAATTCCAGCGCCAGTTCTATAATTGTACGAGCCGATTTCGATGCCAGCTATTTCGAAGTCGGTATCTGTCTCGGTCTCGTTTTCGAACGTCCAATAAATAGTTTTATTAGTTAAAGTTTTAAAGAAGTTGTACGCATCTCTGCGGATTTTGTTGTACGGGTCTTGGGCGGTTCCGAAATGAAACAATTCGACCTTCATAAAATATTTTTGATGAAGGTCATCGAGAACCGGCTCATTTCTGAAACATGGGGAGCAGGCAACATAATATTGATCTTCGATCAGTTCGCCATCAACAGCCATTTGGATCATAGATTGTTCAGCCGAGCCGACAAACACGCCATCTTCAAACGGATATGCCCTATCGGGGCTAGGGCAAGTCAGTGCCGAAATTTCTGGCCTGACGTGCCACGGTACACATATCTCCACATAACCCTTATCTTTATAAAAGTCAAGAGCTTTAGCGATTAGATCGTAACGAATTAGGTTATCGTCTTCCATGACAACTCTCTTAAAAATGGCGAAGGCCTATAGGCTTCAAGCTGCGCAAGTTTATCTATAATTGGTCTGGCCCGCATTTTATATTCTTGGTCCAGATGGCGCAACTGTTCTAGAAGAAGTGATCTTACGCGCTCGTAACCTTCATCATATTCCGCCATTGAGTTTTCAAAATCATCGTCTTCCATTGTCAAAAGCTCGTTTCGTAATTCCTGCCATAATCATCAGATCGGCAAGACTCATATCGGGATAATTGCTGACCAGATAAGCCTGAATCGCGCCTACCATGTCAGATAATTCGACAAGGGCCATAACCTTACAGCCCTGTTGTTCCGCGTCCTGAAGCTCAAGAATTTCCTCTAAAATCTTTGAGCTTTTACCCAACTCGCCCTTCTTGATTTCTGTGAGATGGTAGCCCATCTTTTTCTTTGACATGTTACGACTCGTTCAACTTGTTGAGAAAACTAACTGCCAGCTGGATATTTACGTCGGCCTGCTTCTCAAGCGTGGTCTTCATCACGTTGATCAAGTCTTTATCATCTACGCCGTAAATGTCATATTCCAGTTGATCAGTAGCTGTTTCCAAGAGTTTCGTAACGGCTTTGAGGACTGCTGCTTTAGCTTCTTTTCTCATTTATTTGCCCAACTTGCTAATTCTATGTTGAAATATACGTGGCCCACTTCTTCATACTCGTCAGGATAAAGTTCCATATAAACTTTCTTCACTTCCTTCCGAGACGGCATTTTGTCCCAAAGGAAAATGGCGATGGGATCGCCACTTTCAGTCGTTCCACTTGTGACCCAAATTTCTGACTTGTCAGTCATTCTTGTTGCTCCAAGAAATGGGCGTCGTGTCAAGCAGTTCCCATGTCGAAAGCTTGTTATCTGCAAATGCAGCAATCGCCGCATCCCGAGTTAGATACACACCATCGTCAAAGAAAATGTCATTGAAATCTGTGTCGCGAATCACGTTGATGAAGCCAGAGGTTTCCAAGACCTTAACAAAGCCATCATCCTCAATATCTTCTAGGCATTCGAATAGCGAGATAGAGTTGTCGCTAAACTTAGCAACGATCTGACCAAACTCCGAAACATAAATTACTTCGATTTCACCGGCTAGGGTGTCGTAGAATCGATCACCGACAACGACTTCACCACTATCAGGAGTGGTCGGAGCGCCAGCCACAGGAGCTTCTGCCCCGCTTAAGTCATAAGAAATGTTATAAAAATCGCTTCCGTGGACTTGACTCAATGATTCAAGATCGAAAACTACGTAATCATTAAAAGACTCGTTAGACATTACAAATTCCTCTCAGTTGCGAGGATATACCAATCTCTCGCTTGTTGATTTACTGCTTTAGAAACGTTCTTCCAATCAAGGCCAGAAGCTTCCAACTCATTCACAGATTCTTTCTGCACGTCTTGGCCGATCCACTTCATGAATGCGCCCATATTCTTCATCACAGCTTCCCCGCCGCAAGCCTCAGTCACGCCTTGTTCGCAACGGCCTTGAGTGACAAACTCCTTGGCAAAAGCCGCTGAGCCTTCTAGCACGGCTGGATCGATTTGAATCGAAACCTTCTTCTCAGAGGAAGAGACGTGATGGCTCTCACCCTTAGCCTTGAAAAGAAAATCGCTGTAAACATCGAAGTCTAAAGAATCAATTGGATCAAGAGGCACAAAAACATAACCCTCACCAATGCCTTCAATTCCGTATCGATCTTTAATGTAAGGATCGACTTTGTCACAAGCTTCGACCAAAGAAGTCACTTCCTTGGTGAAACGCTCCATAGAGCTTTGCAGCCTGAAATCTACGACAAATTCTTCCGTTCCCCAAGGGATTGTCTCAAAGACATTGTGCTTGTTAAAGACGTAATCAATTCCGCTCTTATCCAGCATCACATAATTACTTCTGTCACTTCCGCTAGGAATTCTAGGCTCGCCGGGAAGAGCTTCTAACATAACAGCGTGAGGAAGATGCGCAGCGAACACAAAGAAAGTCTTCTTGGCAATTTGAGATACAGCCACTTTCTTTTGAATACCGGGACCGGCCCATTCACCATAAAGGATGTAGGTCCAAGGATAAACAATAAGTTTATCTTTTACAGTCTCCACCCAATTAGCGAATCCTGCATTATCGTTCTCGACGTTGCAAACCCCGGTTCTTTTGAAGCAAGTCACTGTCCCATCTGGATCGACTCTGATCCCGGCGTTCGTGCCATGAAGTTTTACCTTGCCACGGTACAACACCTTTGGTCGATTGTCAAGTTCGAATCGACGCTTGACCGTGGCATTCACACTTGAAAACGCTTCGATAGAAGGGAATTTAATAAATTTTCCTGTCGTCATTTTGGGATAAACTTTCAATAACTTTACGCATATCAGCCTCACCCTTCTTTCTGAAAAGTTCACCGGATTGTCGTACTAATAAATTTTTAATATATTCGGAACTATCTTCGAAACTTAATTGATAGGTATCGATCTGATAATAACTTCGAAGCGGCTCAGCACTCAAACTAATGCGAGTGATGGGGCGTTGGTCGGCAATTTCTTGCTGCCTAAACGAATATTTGTAGTCCGGGAACGGGACGTAACGCGGACCCTTATTAAATTGAAACTCTTCTAACTCGGCTAAATTTCTGGTGGTCTCGTAAAGTTCGAAACTTTTAATAGTGTACTTTTCTTCTAGGTATTCGTATCTGTGCCGTGGCACAAAAGGCCAAATAATATTGATTGCTTTATTTAGGCCCGTTGCCAACCAGATGCCGAACGGTGTGACTGTCTCCGGGTCCGTTTTGAATATCTTGATCATCTTCTTCAATAAATCCATGTACGATGTAATAAGGATCGTCATCGATCCAGATATCAATTTTGATACCGCGCCCTTCGCAGACCTTCTTCTTAGCCCTGTAGTTGCAGTAAATTATGGGAATATTTAGAGGAAGGAAATCGTTAACCAGTTCAACCGGCGTGTCCATCCCTCTCGACGTGACTAGGAAAACCTTATGACCGTGATCCAGAAACATGGGCACTACCATGCGCCACATCTCAATCGCAGCGGTATAGGTTAGGTCATAGTCAATCATTATATTCATTTTTTATCTTTCAAAACTTCCTTGGTCAAATTCTCAATCATTTTGACAAATAAAGTTTTTGCGCTGTGTTCGGAAATGATTTGAGCATTGAGACGAGACGCAATTGCGTTGCCTTGGCGCAGCATTTCAAAATATTTATTTAGCTCGCCAAAGTCCTTTTTAAATTCTTCACTCATCGTCAGCGAAGCTCACTCTTTGCAACTCGCCGCCGCTTGTATTGTCGTGATACATTGCCGCTTTGACAGCTTCTTCCGCCGACGCGCCATGATACATCGCGCCTAGCGCAATTTCGTATCCAGAGCCGATAGAAGCGTATTTTGCTGAGAGTTGAAAACCTTTTTGCCCGCCGTCATATTTAGTAATGATGTAACCGCCTTCATCATCTTGACAAACTGCGAGGAGAGAGCAATCATAACTTGCTTTGGTTCTTTCTCCTCCCATAAACATATTACCAATATACTCCTGAATATCCTCCAAGGTGCCAGCTGCGCCAATCAGATATTCAACCTGTTCCGGCTCTTTCCTAAAAACTAATCTATCGATCCAAGATAATTCTTCTTCGACAATCAATTTAAAAATCTTCTGGAATTCTCCAACGAAAACATCAGAACCTGAAGATACTTTTGAATCTGATGCTAGTACGCCGTCACGAAATGCGATTGTGGTCAAATGCCCATTCCTATTCTATTTTGTTTTTATTATTTAATTATGGAACTAGAGTGAAGTGGTTCTCAAACGTGAGAGCACTCATTACTCCTAATAAATCTTCACCTTCATATTTCACTATGTAACTTCCCCAAGGGGCTAGACTATAATCTCCTTTTGAAGATTCGAACACAATGCCAACTCTGACTATTTCATAATTGGAAGGAAACCAATCAGGGACAGGCGTAGGTCCATCATTTCTAATTTTAAAAGCTTCTACCCCTTGATTAACTTGTCGCAGGTATTTTGGCATCTAAAGCCTTTCTGTTAAACTCCTGAATTTCTTCGAAAGTAGCCGGGGCGAAGTTGAAATTATCAACGCCTACATCTACTCTATTCTTCCTGATTGGAACAGTCTTCGTCATGCCGTGGACATGGCCGTGTAGCATCCACGAACCTTTGAAATAACCGTTCCATTCTTCGATTGGATAATGGCAGAGCGTGATAAGCGTGCCATTCAGTTCAAGCTCTTGGTACGGAAGCGGTGTAACTCCCCAACCTTCGGCTGTGATAGTCTTTTGCCCGTCGTGATTCCCAATGATGAGGAAGAATATTTTGCCATTGAGTTGCTTCAGATAGTAATCAGCATCGACGGAAGATTTGTAGTTGAAATCTCCGAGGTGGAAAACAACGTCATCCGGTCCTACCTTGGCGTTCCAACGCTTGATAAGTTCAGCGTCATGCTCCTGAATGGTTTTGAAGGGGCGACCCGCGCCGATAGTGATGATTCGGGCGTGACCAAAATGGGTATCACTGGTGAAGTAAACATTAGACATTACTTAATTAACTCCTTCACAATATTATTACTGAAGCCATGTCGATCCGTGACGTAATCAAAACCTTCGGAATAAACCGGATGCTGATAGGTGCGGTTCATACCATCAATGATATGGTAAGGAATGTACTTACCTTCAGCTCCGGCCCTATGATACAATCGCTTCATCCATTCGAAAGAGTCTTCAATCTCGAAATATACGCATATCTTAACATAATTATCGAATTTGTCAAGGATTTTCTTCCGCTTCTTCTCGGTTAAGTTAGTCTGATCCCAAACCACGTCAAGACTGCTATCCAAAGCTAATTTAGCATCAAGCTCGGCCTGTTTCGTAGCATTACTCACAGCGTGTTCAAAGATTTTGCTATACGTCGTGTTGTGGCGACGTGCCGCTTCCTCGATATAATCGTCTGAAGAAATCGGCATGAATTCAAAGTCTTGCTTCAGTCTTTGGCGGAACGTGGACTTGCCGGTACAGGGCGGTCCGACAAGCACAATAATAAAATTTTTAGGCAAATCAATCTCCTAGAAAAGTAAAGTACCTTCGATCATCTTGTCCGAGAAAATCACTTGATCCACTGGCCCAAATAATGTTGACACCAACGGGAGGTTCGAACAAATCTTCCTTCTCATCCACAGGGACTTCCGAATTAAGATAATCATTATAATCCAAGCGGAACTGAGAATAAGCTGCGCGGCGTTCTTCATTTGTCATAATCAATATCCCTCACGCTTGGTTGGCATTCTAACTGTCATACCATCAACAGTTCTGAGCACTACATATTCCCATCCCGGCACATCCAGCCCGTCATCGATTGGCAGCGTTAATCCACCATCTTCGATAAGAAATACTGTCGCGTTTTCTCGCGTAATTGTTCTAGGCGGAGGTGTTTCCATTTTCGACTTCCTTCTCTGCCGTGACGCGGTAATCTGTCAAGCTGTCCCAAAAGACGCGAGTTTCAAAGCCACGAGATGCTGATAGATTACGAGTGATGCCAACATCACCAAGAGGGGAGGCAGCAGTGATGCGAACAGTAGACAGAGCAGGGATTTTAGTGAATTTCCCTTCAATGATGCTTCCAAGTGGTACTGTTGCATAAAGTTCGGGTTCATCATTTTCATCCTCCAAAATATCAATAGCGGTGCGGGTGAAATAATTGAGATAGACCGCAAGGGGATCATCTGGGCCCAACAAGTCTCGATAGCCCTGCATCACTGGAACAATGGCGTCATAGAGACGTTCCATCGCGGCTGCGATTGCGGTATCGGTATAAGCCTCTGGTCTAATGTTTTCTCTCAGGAAATCAAACTGCGTCACGAGGGGCATGTCAGGATTGTACAGATATTCAGTCATTGTAATCTTTTCTTGTTTTAATTCCGGACTGGAACAGGTAGTGGAAATAAGTTCCGTCATACGATCTATCGCTCCAACCGAGCCAAAGCTTTAGGTAGTATTTTGAAGTGACATTGATATCGCGTTTAAAAGTGAAGCCTTTATTAGTACCTTTAAATCCAAGAACGACGGACTGCCAACCGTGGGCCGGATTACGACATACCCAACAAGTTCTTTGCCACCACAACGAGAAACCCTTTGCATCAGGATCATAACCGCCTACGTGTTGGTGAATTCCTCCATCTAGATCGTCATCAATTGTTCCGAACCACTGAAGCATACCGGGAAGCTTAGGGCCGAAAATAAAAGATAGCGCGGCAAGAACTGGCGACAGGATATAGGAGAGCAGTACGAGTAAGAGATTGAAGGGGAAGTAAACGGCATAGAGCGGATAGCTCAGCGCAATAAGGATTTTAGCCATGGATCATCCATTCTTTCGTTTGTGTCATATAATGCAAATTCTGTAATCACTTTATTCAGAGGCACTTCGGACCATTTCAAAGTATCTGTTACCTCTGTCACGGTTCGGAAGTGTTCAGCCTTGTCCCTACTCCTGTAAGTGTACATCTGAACGTTTTTATCATTCTTCTTTAGGACATTTCGGGAGCGGTGGAGAAAACTTGCCAGCCCTAATATTAAAACATTGTCCATCGTACTAGGATTGTCGATAGCGAAATGCGTTTCGAAATATTGTTCCGACTCCGGGCATGAGGCTTTGGGATGCCATGGAACCGTTTCGATTTTGATACGTTCTACGTCGTAACCAATATCTTCTAAAGCTTTTGCTATGGAATGTGCCGTGACAAACGCCATGGTGTCGTTTGAATCTTTAAGCGTGGACGTAGTCATTGAGTGGGTCGGGACGCCATGTCCCATATCAATAATGACAGGCCGTACACCGATGGCGTAACAATCGTCCACAAAAGTATCACGGTGATCCACAGTGATGTGAATCTCGTAATGAAGTGTATCGACCGGCGTAGTGAAGGGGCACGTGTCACAATTGGCGCACTCACTCATTGGGGGCACATTTCTTCAGTGACTATGAGATTGTCAGTCTTCACGGAGAAGGTTTGGCCATCGCAAAGGCGCACAACAGAATAGTCTCTGGCGTAACCGCCAGCCACGACAGCGCCTAAAAGGGTTGGCCCACCCTTAGCGCCGACATAAACATTCTGTCCAACTTCAGGTCCGCAAGACGTGAGACCTAAAGCAATTAGGCCAAGGATTAAAAGCTTTCTCATTGGCATACTTCCCCGTCAGGGGCTTCAGCCATATAGCCTTCGGAGGCACTAACAACCCTGCCGTCACAAAGCTTAACAAAAGTCACGTTAAAGTTTTTTGTAATGACATAGCCAAAAAGCGTCTCAGTGTCACCTCTGACATAAACAAAATCACCTTCATCTATTCCACAAGACGTTAGACCTAACGCCATCACCCCAATGATTATAAACTTTTTCACCACTCACATCCTTTCAAGATTAAGGGTTTGACTCGTTCAAATTTCTGCTCAGATTCACACGCCTCTCGGAGCCGATTCATGATTTCATCTTCCATCTCATCCAATGGAAAATCTCTGTCCCACAGATGGAAAATGATTGACTTGATCAAAGGAGGCGCTTTTGAATTAATGGCGAAGTCCTTACGCGGGAGCTTCACTTTCAGAATGGCATTAACTTCATGAAACAAGGTTCGGCAAAGTTCTGTGATGTTCTGGTTTAACTGAATCTCGTAAGCCTCGGCCTTAGTCAAATCTTCGGCTAGCATGAATGGCTTTAGGTCGTCTAATTGACCAGCGAGCAGTATAGCAACGAAATGTCTTTCACGCTGAATCTTATCCTTGGTCCTATGGAGATTGATGTAGTCTTGCGTTTTTACCTTGACCATGTGGCCGTCGCTGAACCGAAGGACTTCACCTTCAGTCATTTCATCGGACTTCAGTTCGTAGATGAAATTAACATATTCTTCCATGGAATGAAGAGGAGCTTCGTTTTTGCTCACAACTTCTATTCCATATTCTTTTACCGCATCATAGACAACCATTTCGTCATAGGTCATGTACCAACCGTCCAAGGTGTGGCGAACAGCGGTAAGCACAAGTCTATCTACTGGATAGTCCACGACAATTCTATTCAAACGACTACACCATTCAAAAATAGGAGTAAAACCGTCGTCCATAGCTTCGTTGCAAAATTCAATAATTTCCTGATAATGATTAGCGACTAACCAATTCTCGGTTTGCATTGAGGTATCAGTAATCCCCATTTTGGTGGCCCAACGTTGGGCACCTCTGATCCTCAACGGATGAACCATAGACCCATCAAGCTTTTCCAAACG